CTTGGCAGAAGTACGCACATGGTTCAAGGACAAGAGTCTTGAAGACATGGGTCGCAAGTACTGGAAAAAGCGCAGTTACATTTTCCAGGGCTTTGTACGTGAGAATCCCATCGGCGACGACAAAACACCGGACAATCCTATTCGCAAGTTCATCATTGGACCTCAGTTGTTTACCTTGATCAAAGGTGCCTTGATGGATCCTGAGTTGGAAGAATTGCCAACTGACATGTTGCGTGGCTTGGATTTCCGCATTGCTAAGACAAGCAAAGGTGGATATGCAGACTACAACACATCAAAATGGGCTCGTAAAGAATCCGCCCTGACTGAAGCTGAACAAGCTGCTGTGTCCACACATGGCCTGTATGATCTCAGCACATTCTTGCCCAAGAAGCCCGGAGCAGTTGAGCTCAAGGTAATCAAGGAAATGTTTGAAGCAAGTGTAGATGGACAGCCTTACGATACAGAGCGTTGGGGTCAATACTTCCGTCCTGCTGGTGTCAACGCACCTGCTGGTGGCGCAGCCTCTGAAGACGCTCCTGCTCCTGTGGCACGTTCAGCACCTGCACCTGTTGCAGACTTTGACGAAGATGTTGCCGCAGCAGAAAAATCTTTTGCTGTTGAGCCTGTTGCTGCCCCAAAACCAGCACAAAAAGCCGAAGACATCCTGGCCATGATTCGTTCACGTCAACAAAAGTAATCTGACGTCACACACAGGGCGATCCCTGTGTGTTTCTATATGTATAAAGGAAAAAACGAATGGCAAAAGCATTTGACGTAAGCAAGTTCCGCAAGGAAATTACAAAAAGCATTGAAGGACTCAGCATTGGCTTCAATGACCCTACCGACTGGGTAAGCACAGGTAACTTTGCACTGAACTATCTGATCTCTGGATTCTTTGATCGAGGTATTCCATTAGGCAAGGTCACAGTGTTTGCTGGTGAATCTGGCGCAGGCAAAAGTTACATCTGCTCGGGCAACATTATCAAGAACGCACAAGAGCAAGGCATCTATGTGGTGTTGGTTGACAGCGAAAACGCACTGGACGAAGCATGGCTCAAGGCACTGGGTGTGGACACCAGCCAAGACAAACTGCTGAAACTCAGCATGAGCATGATTGATGATGTGGCCAAAACAATCTCTACATTCATGCAGGACTACAAGGCCTTGGCCGAAGGCGAACGTCCCAAGGTCATGTTTGTGATTGACAGCCTGGGCATGTTGTTGACACCCACAGACGTTAATCAGTTTGAAGCAGGCGAAATGAAAGGTGACCTGGGTCGTAAACCCAAAGCACTCACAGCCTTGGTTCGTAACTGTGTCAACATGTTTGGCAATTACAATGTGGGCTTGGTCTGTACCAATCACACATACGCAAGTCAAGACATGTTTGATCCAGATGACAAGATCTCGGGTGGACAAGGATTTATCTACGCCAGTTCAATTGTGGTTGCCATGAAGAAACTCAAGCTCAAAGAAGATGAAGATGGCAACAAGGTGTCAGAAGTCAACGGTATCCGTGCGTCATGCAAGATCATGAAAACACGCTATTCAAAACCGTTTGAAGGTGTGCAGGTCAAGATTCCGTACACCACGGGCATGAGTCCGTACTCGGGCTTGACTGATCTAGCTGAGAAAAAAGGTATCCTTAAAAAGGATGGCAATAGACTGGCATTCACTATACAGGACACAGGCGAAATTATCAAGTATTTCCGCAAGGCCTGGGAAGCCAACGAAGATGGCTGTCTTGACAAGGTCATGGCGGATTTTGCCAAGATCAAAGATGAGGTCGTTGTAGAAGAAGCAGGAGACGAAGCATGAGCGAAACAGTAGCAAGTGAAATCTGGAGTGAGCTCAAGCGTTACGTGAACACTGTGGATCGTGACGAAGCAGCAGAAGCTGTGGTTGCGATCTTGATTGACAACGATTCTGATGTGGATGATATTCGTGCTGCCTTCAAGAACGATGTGGATATCAAACGTGCGCTCACTGCGTATCTTGACAACGACCGAGATTATGTGGATCCCGAAGACGAAGATCCGGATGAAGATAGTGATACCACAGAAGATGACAACTGGGAAAACTAATGGGCGACAAATATTTTCCTATCAAGACTGCAACAGCCTGCCAGTTAAAATGGAACTGGAGTACTCTGTATCTTTACAAAGGAGTAACTGCTAGTTGCCATCGTGCTGGACACGGGCAGTTGACTCCGGAGACATTTGATACTTTTCACAATACTGAAAAAAAGCAATCAGAACGCAAGCGGATGTTGGACGGGCTTTGGCCCGAAGATTCCAGTTGTTACTATTGCCGTGACATAGAGCAAAGTGGTGGTTCTAGCGATCGTATGCGACATCTTGCGATCCCAAATCAATCACCACCGGAGTTGGATTTAGACCCCACAGCAGTAGTAGTTCAGCCAACTGTGCTTGAAGTATTTTTCAATAACCAATGCAATCTTTCTTGCTTGTATTGTTCTCCTGATCTAAGCTCAAGAATGAATCAGGAGTATAAAAAACATGGTAAATTTGAAAAGAACGGAGTTGTTCTAGAATACTTTCCTATTGACTCAGACTATTCGGCTATGTTAACAAAATTCTGGGAATGGATGCAAAAACATTCAACAGGACTAGTAAGATTTACTGTAGCAGGAGGAGAAGGTTTTTACCAGCCTGAACTTGAAACTTGTCTGGAATATTTTGAATCTACTGAGCATCCTAATCTAGAATTTTGTACCATAACTAATCTAATGCTAGATTCAAAAAAACTAGAAAAGTTTGTGCAACGATTTAAAAATTTGGTCACAAGTGGCAAGCTCAAACGAGTCGATTTAACCTGTAGTATTGATTGTCTTGGCCCTGAACAAGAGTATACAAGATACGGAATGAAAGTGGAACAATGGATTGCAAATTTTGAAAGATTGCTACAAGAGCCTTGGTTGACCCTGCACATAAATCAAACTATTAGTGTTCTCACAATCAAGACTATGCCTGCACTGATTGAAAAAATAAAAGTCTGGAAATCACATCGTGAGATAGGACATTTCTTTAGTGTGGTTGCACCAGGTCCCGGTTATCTTGTACCAAATATTTTAGGAAATGCTGTGTTCAAGCAAGATTTTGATTGTATTCTAAATTCTATGCCAACTGACACTGATCAAGATCAATTGGCCATGCAGTGCATGGAAGGCATTGTGCATAACTATTCTCAATCACAACCAAATAGTACCGAGCTTTTGAAATTAAAAACATTCCTTGATGAAACTGATCGTAGACGTGGCACAAGTTGGGTCAAGATTTTTCCTTGGCTCGTAAAGGAACTGGAACATGTGGTATAGTCAAGTGGCCGCGGATCTGGGCAAGATCCCAGACTTCATGGCACACTATGATCGTGAGCTCACGGATGCCAAACGAGATTGCAAAATTGGCGGCATCGTTGAGAACAACATCAAGCTGCTTCCGGGCATAACTGAGCAGAGATTCTACCAGCTTCAGGAAGTGGAAGCTGTACTAAATCTGCTGAATATTCAGTTACGCAAGATTCGTCGCAAGCACTTTCAAAAGTATCTGGAAGGTTACAATCGTGCTCTCAGCAGCAGAGATGCTGAAAAGTATGTGGACGGCGAAGATGAAGTGATTGACTTTGAAACCATTATCAATGAAGTAGCCCTGCTGCGTAATCGCTGGCTGGGTATCATGAAAGCACTAGAAAGCAAGAACTTCATGCTGGGCCACATTGTTAGACTACGAGCAGCCGGCATGGAAGATATTCAAGTGTGACCATTGATGCGTGATACATAATAGTATGAAACGCACAGCATTTGTAACAGGCATGACCGGCCAAGACGGTCCATATCTCGCCAAGCTCTTGGTTGAAAAAGGTTATCATGTTTATGGCCTTGTAAAACGATACTCTAATCCCAATTTAGACAACATCAAGTGGTTGGGCATTGAGAATGACATTGAGTTGGTCACTGGTGACATCACCGATGAAAACAACATGAATCATCTTATGCAAACTCTCAAACCCAACGAAGTGTATAACTTGGCTGCACAGAGTTTTGTTGGTGCTTCGTGGGATCTTAACAAACTCACCACAGAAGTAAACTCCATAGGCGTACTGAACTTGCTCAACGCTATCCGCAGCCACAGCCCTAACACACGCTTTTATCAAGCCAGCACCTCTGAGATGTTTGGTAATGCCACAGAAGCAGGCTCCCAAGGTGAAAATACTCCGTTCCGTCCAAGATCACCGTATGGCGTGAGCAAGTTGTATAGTCACTGGATGACCATAAACTTCCGTGAAAGCTACAGCCTGTATACCTGCTCTGGTATCTTGTTCAATCACGAAAGTCCCTTGCGAGGTCGTGAATTTGTCACACGCAAAGTTACTGATGCAGTGGCCAGAATCAAACTGGGCCTAGCAGATTCAGTCACCCTGGGCAATCTTGACAGTAAACGTGATTGGGGATTTGCCGGAGACTTTGTGGAAGCCATGTGGCTCATGCTACAACAACCCCAAGCCAGAGATTATGTAATTGCCACAGGCGAACAACACAGTATTGGTGAGTTGTGTGCTGTGGCGTTTGAACATGTGGGAATCACTGACTGGACTCATCTAGTAAAAAGTGATCCTAGATTCAAACGTCCTGCTGAACTTTATAGCCTGCTGGGCAACAGTAGTCGAGCAGCCACAGAACTGGGATGGAAACCTCGCACAGATTTTGCAACCATGATTCGTGACATGGTTGATGCTGATCTAGTTCGGCTTCAGCCTGGAAAGTAATCTTCCAATCGGTCCTCCCGATGCTATTTCACCCAGGGTCCACTCTGTGTGACATAGATCTTCAAGCCACTGTGCTCGTTCGGGCATGCGTGGCTTTTCTATATCTGCAAAATCTGTGTTGGCCACTGGCAATGCCATGCTGTGTGCGCCAACAAATGCAGGAATGCCATCTATAATGGCTTGACTACCGGGCCCTGAATTTTCATTGACCACTGCCCAGGCAGCGGGCAACATGGTTCTAAAATTGAACTCATCGTAGGTGCCATGCAACTTGACAGGTTGCTGTATTCTGGTGCCTGGTCTGGGTCGAATTTTTTGTCTTGGGTGCGGGCGTATGACGATTGGTCTATCAGTGTGTGCTCTTAGACTGGCAATAGTTTGATCCAGCCATTGCTCACTGGATGGTAACCCTGTCCATTGCTGACTGTCGTCTCGCTGCATGGCCACAAGAACATGATCGCCCTGGTGCCAGGGCTGTGATCTCACAGACAACTTGGCTGCACGGTTGTTTTCATGCCCTTCGCCAAACCATCCTGATGCATTTACACCATTCACACCCATCTTCCAGGTTACCCCGCGGTTCAACTGTCCAATTTCCATTATTATCACAGGACGACCTGAAGAAGAAAACTCCTGCCACACAGCTTGATTTGCCAGCATTCGTCCAGACCACAAGTGGCTCCAGATTACTGCAACGTCAGCACTTGTGTTGTGTTCAGACACACGAATACAATGACGTTTGCAGCCATCGCGGAATGCTGCAAACACAGGCCCAGAATTAAGGGCTCCAAAGCGATTAAATATACTGATGTTCATGATATGATATTAAATAGTTATTGAACAAACACCATGTATAAAATAAATTCTCTCTGGCACAGTCCCGAACCCCCTAATGGATTCTTTAGTGAACGCTTGTCTGAACATGTAGATATACACTATCAACAACGGTATCGTTACTATATATTCCAAAATATTCCACGCAAACGCACCATGATTGACATTGGTGCCAACATTGGTATCTTTGCCAGACCCAGTGCCGAACAGTTTGAACGGGTAATATGCTTTGAACCAGTGCTCAAAAATTTTGAAGTGTTGCAAAAAAATCTAGAAAGTTATCTCAATGTTGAATTGCATAACCTAGGGCTTGGCGATAAAGATCAAACAGTCACATTTGAATTACAAACTCTTAAGTGCGGTCATACCAAACAAGTTGAAGAGTTTGTTGCTAACCCTGAGTTCGAAAAACACACCGGAGAACTAACCACTCTGGATCGATTCAATTTTGAATCAGTTGACTGGATCAAGATAGATGTTGAAGGCTTTGAAAATGCAGTATTGGAAGGAAGTCGCGCTACCATACAACGCAATAGACCCTGGTTGCTGATAGAAGACAACGGACAACAAGAATATCACAAGCAATGGTTGAACGACTTGTGCGGCCCATACGAAGCAGCAGCAGTCAAAAGCAAGAGCAACACAATATGGATACCACTATGAAGCATTTACCCTATGAACGACAAGGTTTTAGTCAGAATGACGAGACTGGAATCATTGAGTACATGCTGGCAGGAATAGCTGATCCCAAACAAACTTTTGTGGAGATTGGATTTGGCGACGGAACACAAAATATGACTCTGGACCTGCTGCATCAAGGATATTCGGGAGTTGGCATAGATGGGTGGAACTGGAATCCATCTGTGACTGAAAGATGGCCAGATCAGTTGATCAAAATACAGCAAATGATTTCCCCAGGTGATGTTGCACAATGCATACCCGAACAATATTGGCAACCAGACTTTTTTAGTCTAGACATTGACAGCTTTGATTATGAAGTGGCATCAACTCTATTGCACTCAGGATTCAGCCCTGCCACAGTGTGTTGTGAAATCAACAAGCATTTTGGCAACGACTGGGCTAGTTTTCCTTATGTTGAAAACCCAGTAAAAAAAGTCACATACAATAGAAAATTTCATTATGGCTGTTCATTGTCAAAGTACAAAGACCTGTGGTCACAGTATGGCTATGAGTTTTTTACATTTGACACAAGAGCAGTGAATGCATTTTGGTTCCATCCAGACCGAGTCAGTATAGACCTAACTGTTCCCAGAAAGCAAACACTTGATGAGATAGATACTGCTATCATCAAACAACAAATTGCCGATCATCAGTACTGGAACAACAAACAAAACGAAATTTATCAACCCACATGAAATACGCAGTACTAACAACATTCCATGCTGCTGGCTATGAAAAATATGCCAGCCGCATGATTGATACATTTTTACAAAATTGGCCTCAAGAAGTTGACCTATATGTTTACACAGAAGATTGTGCTATCACACAATCAGCACCCAATCTACATGTGAGAGACCTACACGCAGCAAGTCCAGAAATTGTGGCATTCAAACAACGCTGGGGATCGGACCCTAGAGCACGTGGACAAGTTGCCACAGGGCCTGTGGATCGCAAAGGCAAAGCACCTGGTATTGGATTTCGCTGGGATGCCATACGATTCAGTCACAAAGCATATTCTGTTAGCCATTGTGCTGCTAACTGTGCAGCTGATGTGTTGTTCTGGATGGATGCTGACATGGTATGCCACACACCTATCACTACTGAATTTATCAATAGTCAAATGCCTGTAGATACTGGTCTGGCATTTTTGGGTAGAGAAAAGAAATTTACTGAATGCGGCTTGTATGGCATGAATCTTCGGGATCCTGTGACTCGGGCATGGCTGCAAGAGTTTCAGTTGGCCTATGATTCCGGGCGTCTTATGACCATGGCTGAATGGAATGATTGTTGGGTGTTTGATGAAACTCGTAAAGAAGTGCAGGCAGCCAACCCTCAATGGCGTCAACTCAACTGGAGTGCAGGATTGATCAAAGGCGAAGGGCATCCACTAATCAACACTGCTTGGGGTGCATACCTAGACCATCTCAAAGGCAAACGCAAAGATACTGGGCGTAGCAATGACAAGGATCTTGTGAGACCCCGAACAGAAAGTTACTGGTCTTCGTCCACAGGCTCTTGACCATATTCTGCTTTTGAGTGCTTGGCCTTGAAGTGTATTAGATACTTGCCCAGCACAGTATGCGGCAACGGAGTTTTGTAGGGCTTGAGAAA